CAGGAAGCGGAATCTCGCGTCATTGCTGGCCGACTATCTGAAAACGTACGCGCCCCACTGACGATCGAAGGCGAACATGCAACTGCCGATCTATAACGCCGAAGATGAACAGCTCTTAATGAGCAAACTCTGGTCGCCCACGATCAAGGACGACCCCGAGGCGTTCGTGCGGTTCGTGTTTCCGTGGGGGCAGAAGGGCACCCCGCTTGAGCACTTTATTGGCCCGCGCACATGGCAGCTAAAAATGCTGCGCAAATTTGCTACCCATATCCGCGCTAACAAACAGCGCGAGGCGTTCGAGGTGCTGCGGGCGGCGACGGCCTCTGGGCGCGGTATCGGCAAGTCGGCGCTGGTGAGCTGGCTGATCTTGTGGATGCTATCGACGCGCATAGGCAGCACAACTATTGTGTCGGCCAACAGCGAGGCGCAGCTACGCTCGGTGACGTGGGCCGAGATCACTAAGTGGCTGGCGCTGATGATCAACAGCCATTGGTTCGAGGTGTCCGCCACGCGGGTGATGCCGGCCAAGTGGATCGCGGAGCTGGTCGAGCGTGACCTTAAGAAGGGCACGCGCTACTGGTCAGTTGAGGGCCGGCTGTGGTCGGAGGAGAACCCCGACGCGTACGCGGGCGTGCACAACCATGATGGCGTCATGGTCATCTTCGACGAAGCGAGCGGTATACCTGACCCCATCTGGGCGGTGTCGGCGGGCTTTTTTACGGAAAACACACCGAACCGCTTTTGGTGCGCGTTCAGTAACCCGCGTCGCAACGAGGGGTACTTCTTCGAGTGCTTCAACGCCAAACGGGCGTTTTGGCAGACCGAGAGCATCGACGCGCGTGAGGTGGAGGACACCGACAAGGCGGTGTACCAGCAGATCATCGACGAGTATGGGCCGGACAGTCCCCAGGCGCGCGTTGAGGTGTACGGTCAGTTTCCGCTTGAAGGTGACGATCAGTTCATTGGCCCGTCGGTAGTGGACGCGGCGGCGCACCGGCCAAGGTGGAAGGATGAGACGGCGCCGATCGTGCTTGGGGTGGATCCGGCGCGCTCGGGCGCCGACAGCACCGTGATCGTGGCGCGGCAAGGGCGCGACATCATCGCGATCAAGCGGTACAAGGGCGACGACACCATGACGACGGTGGGGCGCGTCATTGATGCGATCGAGGAGTTCAACCCGGTGTTTACCGTCATCGACGAGGGCGGGCTCGGGTACGGCATCCTCGATCGGCTCAAGGAGCAGCGCTATAAGGTGCGCGGGGTTAACTTTGGCTGGAAGGCGAAGAACCCGGTGATGTGGGGCAACAAGCGTGCGGAGCTTTGGGGCACGATGCGCGACTGGCTGCGCGAGGGGTGCATACCGAACGATCGGCAGCTCATGACCGACCTGTGCGGGCCGACGCAGAAGCCGAACTCATCAGGTACGATATTCTTAGAAGGTAAGAAAGAGATGAAGTCGCGAGGGCTTGCAAGCCCTGACGCGGCCGACGCGCTCGCGGTGACATTTGCATTTCCGCTCGGGCAGCGCGAATATAGAGAGAAGGCTCGACGTGTTACCCAATATCAGGGCAGTATCTCGGGCAGTTGGATGGGAGCATAAGTGGCTCGCAAGTCTGTCTCACTGTCGGTTGGGCGCGGGGAAAAGCTGTCTACCAAGGCAGGGGCGGGGCTTACTGCTAAAGGCCGCGCGAAGTACAACCGCGAGACGGGGAGCAAGCTCAAAGCCCCCGCGCCCAGCCCAAAAACCAAGGCCGATGCAGGCCGCAAAAAGTCATTCTGTGCACGCATGAAAGGTGTTGTGCGTAACGCTAAAGGCCCGGCAACACGGGCTAAGGCATCACTCAAACGATGGAAGTGCAGCTAATGGCAGCTAAACGGGGTCTATATGAGAACATCAATAGAAAGCGTGCTCGCATCGCTGCAGGCAGCGGTGAGAAGATGCGTAAGCCTGGTGCAAAAGGTGCTCCTACCGCCAAAGCTTTCCGACAGTCCGCCAAAACGGCCAAAAAAGGTAAAAAGTAATGAACTACCGAAAAATGACCGGCGTGTCGCCCGGCGCAACGATCGGCGACATGATCGTGCAAAGCCGCGTAAATCCGCCAAAAATGCAAAAGCCCCGGATGCCAAAGCGCGAGATGAGTGAAGACGCCATCCGTACGACGGTGGACTTCATGCCCTCGCCGGGGCGCCCGCGAGGTCGCGGAGGGATGCGCTAATGCCTCTGGTTAAGAGTGCAAGCAAAGCGGCGTTTCGCAAAAACATTGGCGCCGAAGTAAAATCCGGCCGTCCCGTCAAGCAAGCGGTTGCTATCGCGTATGCGGTCAAGCGCCGCGCGGCGGCTAAGAAGGGCAAGAAGTAATCATGGCTAAAGACCCGACAGGCATAAAGGGCGCGGCACAGGTCGCCAACAGCCCGCAGTTACGCAGCACGCGTGATGCTGCGGGCATTTTGGCGACCATGCGCAAGCGTTTGGAACAGTCCTTGTCGGCGTACAGCGAGTCCCGCGACAGCGAACTCGATGACTTGCGCTTTATGGCGGGCTCCCCGGACAACCGCTGGCAGTGGCCGCAAGAGGTGCTGGCGACTCGCGGTGCGGTGCAGGGGCAGACGATCAACGCGCGTCCGTGCTTGACAATCAACAAGCTCCCGCAACATGTGCGCCAGGTCACAAACGACCAGCGTCAGAACCGCCCCTCGGGCAAGGTCATTCCGGTTGATGACAAGGCGGACATCGAGGTCGCCGAAGTCTTTAACGGCATGGTGCGGCACATTGAGTACATGTCGGACGCGGACGTGGTGTATGACACGGCGTGCGACAACCAAGTCACCTACGGTGAAGGGTACTTCCGCATTTTGACGGAATACTGCGACGATACGAGCTTCGAGCAAGATTTGCGTCTGCAGCGTATCCGCAACTCGTTTAGCGTCTACATGGATCCGCACATTCAAGATCCGTGCGGCGCTGACGCTGAATACTGCTTCATCACGGAAGACATGCCTCAGAGCGAATTTGAGCGCAACTTCCCGAACGCCGAGCCGATTTCGTCGATTGCCATTCGTGGTGTAGGCGACGAAGCCATGTCGCAGTGGATCATGGAAGATACGGTGCGTATTGCGGAGTATTTCTACGCCGTATACGACAAAGCCACGCTCCATTTGTATCCCAACAACCAAACTGCCTACGCCGGATCACCCGAAGCGCGGCAGATGGAGATGATGGGCGTGCGTCCGCTGCGCACCCGTGAGGTCGAAATCCGCCGAATTAAGTGGATGAAGACCAACGGCTACGAAATTTTGGAAGAAAACGACTGGCCGGGTAAGCACATTCCGGTTATTCGCGTGATTGGCAACGAATTTGAGGTCGATGGACGCCTGTACATCTCAGGTTTGGTGCGAAACGCCAAAGATGCCCAGCGCATGTACAACTATTGGGTGTCGCAAGAGGCCGAAATGCTGGCTTTGGCGCCAAAAGCGCCGTTTATTGGTTACGCCGGCCAGTTTGAAGGCTACGAACACCAGTGGAAGACCGCCAATACGCAAAATTACCCGTATTTGGAGATCAATCCCGACGTTACCGACGGTCAAGGCGCTGTTTTGCCGCTTCCGGCACGCGCACAACCGCCTTTGGCGCAAACCGGGCTTATTCAAGCCAAGATGGGCGCCTCGGACGACATTAAATCGACCACTGGATATTACGATTCGAGCCTGGGCGAGACTTCTAACGAGCGCTCAGGTCGAGCCATTTTGGCGCGTGAACGGCAAGGCGACACAGGTTCATATCACTATATTGACAACTTAGCTCGCGCTATACGCTACGGGACGCGCCAACTCGTTGATCTGATTCCTAAAATCTACGACACGCAGCGCATTGCGCGCATCATCGGGATTGACGGTGAAACGTCGACTGCGCGTATTGATCCGATGCAACCCGAGCCGGTGCGCGAAGTGCGCAATGAAATGGGCGTCATCATCGAGAAGATTTATAACCCGTCTGTCGGTAAGTACGACGTAGCGGTGACAACTGGCCCGTCCTATCTGACCAAGCGCCAAGAGGCGATGGACGCGATGGGTCAAATTCTGCAGGCCAACCCGAACTTGTGGGCTGTGGCTGGCGACCTGTTCGTCAAGAACATGGACTGGCCGGGCGCCCAGGAGATTGCCCAGCGCTTGCAAAAGACCATCGAGCCGCGACTGCTGGAGGATGAAGAAGATCCAGCCATTCAAGCGGCGAAGATGGAAAACGAGCAGCTGCGCGCTCAGATGGATGAGATGCGGGCCATGCTGGATAACGTCCAGAAGTCGATCGAAGCCCGCGAAGTCGACATCAAGGCGTATGATGCGGAGACGAAACGCATTAGTGCTGTCCAAGCGGGCATGACGCCCGAACAGATCCAAGATATTGTCTTGGGCACCATTAGCGGCATGATGACATCAGGCGACTTAGTGGCGCCGATGCAGCGTGAAGCTATGATGCCGCCTGAGATGGGTATGGAGTTACCGCCGCAATGACCTGCGAAGTCTTTATCGGACGGCTATTTCTGGCTCGGGATGTGGCCCACAGCACCCACCTAAATACCCGTAACTATGCCAAGCACAAGGCGCTGCAAAAGTTCTACGAGGGCATCATTCCCTTGGCAGACACGTTTGCAGAGGCGTATCAGGGTCGGCACGGGCTGATCGGCCCGATTGCCCTAGCCTCTGCCCAGAAGTCCAACAACGTACTTGACTTTCTGGAAAAGGAACTTAAGGAACTTGAGGAAATGCGGTATAAAGTCGTCTCTAAAGACGACGCTACCCTGCAAAATCTGCTGGACGGCATTTTCGAGTTGTACCTGTCCACGATCTACAAACTGAAGTTTTTGGCGTGAGGATTAGATAATGGAATTTCTTAACCCCCTTAACGGTTATCCGACCTACAGCGCCAACTACACTGGCACGGCGGGCTCGACGACGGCATGGGAACCCGGCCCGCAAGGCGTTGTGGTGTGGTCTACGACGAACGCATACATCCGTGTAGGCGAAGGCGTAACGGCGACTACCTCTGACATTGCGCTGCCTGCTGGCGTTCCTGTGGCGTTCTTAGTGCCAACCGGTACTGGCGCTCCATGGCGTGTGAGCGCGATCCAGGTTGCCGCTGCTGGCACGGTCTACGCGAAGCCTATCAACAGCGTATGACGAACGGGTATAACACCCCGATTGGCGTCCCGATTGGGCTGCCGTCGAT